TTATTTCACTCTTAGATAACCCACGATGAGTACCCATTTTCTTTTGAAGAGTAGCGATAGCTTTCTTTACAGCGGGTTTAATTAATCTTAATAGTAATGGTGTGGCAGCAGCTCCTGCTGTTGCAATGACTGCGATTGCCACTGTGGTTGTTGCTTGATTTGGTGATGGTAAAAATTTCTCAGCTACTGTAGTTGGTTCGTACAATGTTACACAGACCTTACCATCTGCACTAAGTTCATGACCAGTCACTCTCTCATCTCCAGACAAAGTGAGATCACCAACTCTTAAATTATTAGGACCAGGACATGGTGTTTCTTCTGCACCAATATCACCTGTAGGTGGAACCTCTGGTGGATCTATCTCTGGTGGTGGTTGTACAACTGGTGGTGGTGTGTCTACCTGTATTAATAAATCTTCTGGAGTGTAGTCCATTGCATCATACATTGGATACTGTCCATCACAAAGAACCCTCGTCCCACTGGAATCATCTTCCTTTAGGTTGGGGGTTTCTCTATTTTTTGCTGCATCAGGGTGAAACTTTACACAACCTGGCATGTCCACAATTGGTGAACCTATATGTAATATAAAAGGATACGTCTGTGTATGTGGGACGTAATTGTATATGCCAGGTGCTTGTATTCTAGGTATGTCTACGTTTTGTACCCCGATATGAGGTATTTCAGTCATTACAACTTAGGTATACCTGGTATTGCAGGACCTGTAAGATCAGGAATAGCATCTGTGATACCACCACCTATACTAGGCATGACAGATTTCATTACTTTACTTTTAACATTCTCTATGATGGCATCCTTTTGTGTAAAAAGATAAACACCACCCCCAACAACGGTAAGAGATATAGCGAAAGACGAAATAGCAAGTACATTAATAATTTTTTGCATGATATTTATTTTGTATCGGGAACAATTTTTACAGGACCTGATTCGATCCTAATGGTTTGTGCGGGAGCAGTCTCTGATGCCTTAGCGATAAGGAACTCCATATCTTTTTTAGATATGTTTGCACTACCACCATCAGCATCTTTCTTTTTCTTACCTCCCGTCTGGACGCCAAAGGTAGCTAAAGTTCCTGTGAAAACCGAAGCTATGAAAGTTGGGTCTATCTTTTCTCCTGCATCATAACCTGGTATTTTAACGTAGTTCAAAGTTAAAATCCCTGCGGACCACACGAGAACGATCAGTCTTATCAGTGTCGCTAAGTATGCTAGTTGCTCTTCCTTATCGTCAACTGCTTCTTTAAGTTTACCTAAAGGACCTTTCGGTTTTTCTTTTACTTCTGCCATAATATTCCATTTGCTGTTCTATTTATCACATCCACGCCATGTTCCCTGCAACAGAGATTCTAGGTTCAGTTGAATCATAGAAAGGATATACTAAATGATTCATTACTGCTGGAAAGAATACCATCAGACCTTCTAACTCTTTACCCATAGGATAATTAAAGAGTCTCTTCTGTCCAAATGTATTAAAGTATTCAAACTGAAAACATGATAGACATGAACTTGTAGATTTTGCTATGGGTAATTGCATTTGATCTGTAGTTTCTACTGGCATCTTCATCCATATAACAAATGAATACAAACCAAAGTGTACATGAGATGGATTGAACTCATGTTGATACTGCCAGTTGACCCATAGATCATTCAATTGGATTGAAGATCCTTCTGGTATCATGGTTATCATTTCACTTGCTTTGTATTTGAAATGCTCTCCGTATTCTTTTGTTACATCACCAATAAATTTTCTGAAAGTATCAGTAGGATTCATTTCCTTGCTCGCACTAATATTTCCTGCTAGTTTAAACTTGGCATCTCTTCCTGCAGTGTCTATCATGCCCCACAGATCATCCATAATGTTTTTGGGTACACGAACTTCCAACCACCCATCATTTTGGGGGACTATCGGTCTCGATTCTATCATAATTTAATTGTGTGGATCGTAATATCTTATTATCCAACCTGTTCCTGCTATTAGTATAGCAATAATTATTAAACTTGTCATGTCTTCATTATGTATGCTAACGCATAATATGGTGGTCTGTTTTCATGTGATTGTCCTCCACCAGCAGAACCTGTATTTACAGTAGTTACTTTACAGTCATTATTACTTGCTGGCCATGGACGATATCCTACATCATTTTGAGCATCTTGTCTATCCCAAGTATGAGTGTGAGCAGGAATTTGATTTAGTGTAAGAGTCACACTAGAATTACCACCAGTATTACCAACACCGTAACTAGAACCAGCACCAACAATAAATCTGTCTTGTAAATTTGGTGTACCATTCTGACCATTACATAAAACAAAACCATTTGGAATAGCATTAGTGGCACCAGACCATAATATTATAGCACCAGTTGGAAGTCCTCCTCCACCAGTACCAGTAACTTCAAGATTTCCATTTACTTTTACACCTGTTGCTGTGGTTTCTAATTTTGCTGTAGTGTTACTACCACCATCATAAAATAATTTTACTGCACCATTTGCAATACAGTGAATCATGTCTTCTGCAGCACCAGGAGTTGCATCTTTTTGAAGATATAGATTACTGCCATTAGTAACAATGCACATGTCACCAGTTCCTATCTCACTGATAAAACTATTGTTGCTATTTACATCATGAAAGATTTGCAAACAATTACTAGAACTCGTTCCAAATTGTATGTGACCACCAGAAGTAATGTTATAGGTTCCTGCATTAGTGTCTACTATAGTTAGACCAGCAGAATCTACCTGTAACTTACCAGTTAAACTAGATCCAGAACTTTCAGTGGTTCCTATAAATGCCATGTGACTAAGTTTTAAATATGTATGCTAACGCATAGTATGGTGGTACAGTATTAACTGTGTCAGAACCAGACCCACTAAAACTATGAGTGTGTCTTCTGTTTAAAGAACCTGTTGATACAGAATTACCTCCAGTTGCTAAACTTTCAAAACCTGTAGAACCACTAACAGAGATGTTTACAGTATCAGTTGTAGAACCACCTGTTGCATCTACAGCATAAGAACTTCCTGCACCTACTATAAATTTATCCTGTAAATTTGGTGTGCCATTATTACCATCACACAATACCCATCCAGATGGTATTGCATTTGTAGCACCAGACCACATTGCTATCAGTCCAGTTGGTATTCCTGATACCCCTGATAAATTTGATCCGTCTCCAAAGTATGCCATATTAAACCTCAGTTAAGTTGAACTTATATTTCTTACCAGTGGTTCTATTGATTAAGAATAGATCATCAGCACCCTCTTGCATTGTCCAGTTTCCTTCAGTTCCATCTACCTCGTTACCACCCATTCCTGTGTTGTTTAGATGAACGTCACCAGAGTAGACGTTTGCCCAACGTAAGTTAGATGCTCCAAGATCTTGTGCGTTATCTGAACCAGGTACTAAGTCACCATCGGAAGATTGTATGCGTAATCTTTCTACGAGTACACTACCATTATCAACTGCAACAACAAAATCAGCTAAATTATCACCTTGATCATGAGCATATAATCTAATATCACCACTACGTCTTGTTCTAAATTCCAATCCATGATAATAACCATTATTAGAACCAGTGTCTTCAATTCTTAAACAGGCAGTATCGGCATTACCTCCAGCATAGTTTACACTAGATTTACCTACAACTCCCATGTAGCATGTAGCGTTTGAAGTATTACCTGGTCTAACTTTGAAATTATCACTAACAGTCAATGCACTAAGAGTTCCGACAGATGTTAATGATGATCCTGTGACTGCACTACCAAGTGTGTATGCAACACCAGCACCACTTAAATCAATCTGTCCTTGACCACCACCATTTGTAGGTCCGATAACTTTATTAGTATCACTGGCAATTAGAATACCATTTACATAATAGTTCTTACCACTTGCAAGATCTATATGTTCTGATGATGTCCAACTATTATATGTTACACCACCATCAACTCCTCTCCATAGGAATGTCTTATCACTTGTACCCTTAACAATAATACCACCGTCTTCTGCAGCAGTATCAGAAGGACCTATCGCACTGAATGTAGGTGTACCAGATCCTGTTACGTTGTTGCTCAATACCGCTGTGTCGTTTGTGATACTTACAATGATTGTTCCAGCAGGAACTGTAATACCAGCAGTGTTTGATGTAATCTCCATGCCAGGTATTAGTCCTAGTGTAGGAGCAATCGCTACGATATTTGCAGATCCAGATACAGCAGTACATGTAAACTGTGTACTTACAACAGCAGCAAGTTCAATTGCCTTGTCTGTAATCTGTACAATATTAGATTTAATTGTGGTTGTAGTACCATTAACTGTAAGATCACCCTTGATAAGTGTATCTCCATCTACGGTAAGATTTTGACTAGTACTAATATTGTAACTAGAATCACCACGCAACCATGCTTGTCCACCAGAACCAATAACAAGTTGATTATCTCCACTAATATTAGGAGGTCTAAATGTTACATCAGCAGAAGTCTCGTTGTATGCAGGACCTATAAGAACGTTGTTATTACCTTGTACATCAAAACCAGCATAGTGTCCAATACAGACGTTTCCACTACCCGTCGAGTTTGTCTCCATTGCATTGTTACCAATCGCAAGGTTCTTACTACCAGAAAGTGTAACAAGTAATGCATCTTTACCAATACCAATATTATTATTTCCGACACCCGCTGCCCTCAAAACCCTGTGGCCAATTGCAGTATTGGATGCACCAATATTATTTGTGAACAATGCTTGGTATCCAAATGCTGTGTTCTGAGATCCAGAAGTGTTTGCAGCAAGTGCTGATGTACCCACACGAGTGTTTGTATTTACAGCACCACCACCTCTACCAATTTGCATTGGATCACTAGAAGTTCCACGTATTGTAAGGTCTGCATTTTCAATGTTAAGATTACCATTGAATACAGCGTTATCATTTGTATCAACACCAACAGTGAGATCTTCTTTAAGTATTAAGTCATGGTTGATAGTTGTATCACCAGTTGAAGCACCCATGACGATGCTTCCAGCAGCACCACCAAACAATATACTTGTAGCACCAGTGTTAACTAAATTAAATCCTGCAGATGTTGTAGTAATACCAGTTAAAATTGTAGGGTTGGTCTGGAATACTAACTTATCTAATCCTGTTGTATCTGTAATCAAACCACGCATCTGTGTAGATGTGGTAGATGAGAATGATGCAAGAGTATCAGATCTATATGCTACGTCTCCACCAACTCTAAAGTTAACAGCAACTGTTGCAGCAGGGTTATCTGATGTTAATGTTAGAGAATCATTTACATCCAACACTTTAGATGTTGCGATGTCTAGTGTTGCAGATGCAGTTGTACTAACTATAAGACCATTGACTGATGTCGCAACAGCAGCACCGATGTTAGGTGAGGTAAGTGTTGGAGATGTAAGAGTTTTGTTAGTAAGAATCTGTGTCTCTGCCTCTGTAACAAACCTTCTTTCAACAGAACCGTCCCATCCTCTCCAGTATCCACCAGAGTTAAACCACTGTAATGATTGATATTTTGTGACAGATCCACTACCATCTGTTTCTAAGTTTATCTGTACACCGCCGTCATTTCCAACTAAATTATTTCCCTTTCTTAATTCTATACTATTGTCTTCTACTATTAAAGTAGTAGTATTTAAAATTGTTTGAGTGCCATCTACAACTAAGTCACCAGAAACTGTAACAGTAGACCCGTTATCAGAAATCAAACTGTTTCCTATCTGACTGTTACCAGAGTCCCACTTTAATAATTGATTACCACTAAAGTTACCAGCATTTTTTAATTGGAAATCTGTACCTGATAATAAGATACCAGCGGATGCTGTCAACGCTGCACCAGTGTCATCGTTAGCAGATGTGACTGTGAATGTTGTTACACCACCAGCAGTTGCTTGTGAAATGCTAGTAGCACCAGTTCCTACAAACTTAAAGTCTCCTGCAGTAACAACGTTAGCACCAGATGAAAGTCTAGTTACTGTGTTTGTATCTACACTAGCAATACTAATTGTGTTACCCGCTTGTGATACTGTGACGTTTGCTCCACCAGTAAACTCGACATCACCAGTTACAAGTGATCCAGCTGCTCCTCCCTTCAATCTGGTTATAGTATCAACAGATGTATATGTAATTGTTGAGTCGCCATTACCATCAACACCTTGAGCAACAGTAGTAGCACCACCAGATAAGAATGTAAAGTTACCAGGATTTAATACTTGTCCTGTGGTTGCTCTTATCTTCGTGATCGTGTCAACATATGTTGAGTTGATCGTAATTGTTTTAGATGCTGTGTCCTGAGATACTGTAGAGGATCCAGTTGCAGCAATTGTAATATCTCCAGTCTGTGCTGTACCACCAGTTCCAGACTTCACTGTTGTTATAGTATCAGCATCAGGTGCTGTACCAGATATTGTAATGACTTCACCAACTCTATTGATTGCTAGAGCAAGAGCATTAGATCCAGCAGGAACAGCAGCAGGAGGACCTACAGCGATACTGACATCATCATCTCCTTGTCCTGATCCACCAGCAGTTAGTCTAATAACTTTTGTATTATTATTGACACCATCTTGTGCACTCACAACGTAAGTGGTGTTGTCATTTGGTGTTGTAACAGATCCACCTAGAGCAATAGCAGCACCGTTTACTTGTATTGTGGAGTTTGAAAGAGCAGCGTTTGGTATGTTAGAGAGAGTATTAGCAGATCCAGAAATTACACATGAAGTAAAAGTTTTATTTTCTAAGACTTGGTTTTGTGTTAGATACACATCACCAGGTGTTCCCCATGAAACAACCGTACCGTTACTGGTAAGATATTTTCCTGCTCCTGTGTCACCACTTATGACTATATTGTTACCAGACAATTCTAAATTGTCACCAGAAATCAGTTCCTCAATCTTTTGAGAAACCGCATTTACTATTAACGGAAAACGATCTGCCATTTATCTACCAAATGTTACTACTGCTCAAGTTTATTTATGTGATGACGATTGATCCACCCATACCAAGAGATGCGTGTGGAGAACAAACATAATAATATGTTCCTGATGACACTCCTGTTGTGTTCCAAGACAGAGTTCCACTCTGTGTTCCTTGTGTTCCAGTTACAGTTCCTGTTGATACTTGACTACCAGAACCACCAACATAAACAGTCTTAATATAGAATGGATGACCAAATGTATTTGAAACAATAAAGTTAATTGTATCTCCTGCCTGTACAGTAACTGTAGGATCATTACCAGTTACTAATCCATTCCTATCATTTCCACTTAGTTGATAGTTAACGTTACTGTTTGCAGTCACAGTTATATTATATGTATTAGATGGTAATGTAACTGTAATTGTCTGACCATCACTCTCTACCCATTCCTCAAACAAAGCAATCATCTTTGCATTGACACCATGTCCACCATTACTTGCACAATGAACAACTTCATTTACATTCCCATTAATATTATAACGATAGAGTTGTGTTGCTGCGTCTCCTTGGAATGTTAATCCAGTATTCTGTTCTCCTCCTGCCCATCCCATAGCTTGTGCCATACGATATGTGGATAGTCTAGCACCTATGAATTGAATACCAACACCAGCACCACCATTATAAGGTATGACACCATCATTAGTATTCTGCATCATCAATATTTTTCTACCAGCAACAGGAACTTTCTGAACAGTGTATCCATAACTTCCAGCAGATCCACTAGTATCTAAATGATCTGTTGGCATAAAGAACTGTGTAAAATTATTTACCTCATTAGTATGAAATTGAGATACAATAGGAACAATTAAATCAACAGCAGGATCATCTATCTCAACAAATGCTCTGCATGCTAGTGCTGCACCATTAGATATACCAGAGATTCTAATTCTTGTGCTATCTACATTTGTAAATGTCTTCAATAACTTAATAAGATTTCTTAGATATTCTATGTCAGGAGCGATGCTACTTTCATCAACTATATTCCAACTGCTTCCAGAACCATAAGGACCTACTCTAATATGATCTCCTAGTGTAGCATAGATTGGATCATTGATAGTACTACCATTACCACCATTACCATGTAAACAAATCATTACTGGGTATCCTGTAGGACCTGCTTCATTAGTAGGAATGTATAGATCGGAAAGATAATTATATAAACCAGCAGTTGCAGGATCTTTAAAACCTGTAGGACCTACTGTTGAATTATATGATTTCCATTCTTTTTGTATTGATAATTGTGATGAGGTAGATAATAGACCACTAGGAAATCCATTAGTAGCATGTAATTTTTTAGGTCTAGGAAATACTGCACCACTTCTTCTATCTCCTACTTTATTCTGTAAATTACCATTCTGTTTTCTAGGATTTTTTGTTACCAAATATTTGTTAGGACTATCTTTTCTACATGAGTTGTCAGCAAATGTTCCTCCACCAACATCAAATGTCATGTCACCAAAGACACTATTGTTATTCATGTATGCACGGAGATCATCATTACTAAATCTATCTGTCCTCCTAGCACTAGCAACCATTGCTGCAACACTAGCAATTAATGGTGATGCCATACTAGTTCCACTTATAGGATACATCCAGTTATTACCACCATATTTCGTATCAGCGAATCCTGCTCCTGCATTACCTCCTGTAATAGTAGCAGGATTTCCCCATGCAGATAATATATTAGTGCCAGGTGCAAAGACATCTATTCTAGGACCGAAGTTTGTAAAAGATGACCTCTTGAATGAAGCATCACTATTTAATGATCCTACCATAATTGCATTTGGTGCACTGGCAGGAGACATACCTCTATTAAAATAGACTGGAGAGTTACTATTATATCCTTGGAAGATAACAAAATTATTATAATTTGCATCACCTTGTGGTACTACATGAAAATTATCATTACCAGCAGCACAAATAATAACTATACCATCTGCAATAGCATCTTCTACATCAGCATTGACAGATGTAAGTGTAACAGGAATACTCCATTTGTTAGGAGCAATACCAAAATCTGTTTCTAATCCTGCCATTGTCCAACCAGCAGCATTAGGATTACCAGAATTGTATTGCACACCTTGATAATTTACTTCTACAACATTTCCAATTGCAATACCAGCAGGAAATTCTGATTCTAAAGATGTCTCTGTACTATACCCCCAACTATGATTTGATATTGTAGGGTTCTTATATCCAGTTACAGGATTGATAGGTTTCTTTTTATGGAATGCTCTAAGGTAATCATATAATAATAGTGTAGGTAAACTCTGACCAGAAGGCATCGTTCCTAGAATTTGTAATCCATATATGTTTGCTTCGTTTGCAAGTCCATAATAATTTCCTGCACAAGTTCCAGCAACGTGAGTTCCATGATACTCAGGATTGGTTGCATTACTATAGTAAGTTACAGCTCCAGTAGGTAGAGTCTGACCATCATCATCTATAGATGTCACTTCAGTATTCAACTCGTTGAACCAATCATATGAAACAAATCTGTTTGCTGCAAACCCACTCCAATCACCACAGTCAGCAGATACAGGATCGTCACAAACAACTATGTCTACGTGTCTACCATCTCCCCATGCATTTTCATAATTATCACCTGGTATGGTTGTAACATATTGATTATAACTTCCTCCACTTGATCCAAACTGTCCTTTACCTCTAACTGTACCTGTAGAATCAATGGTATGTGAAAGACCCCATGGAAAACTATTGTTAGTATCAATGCCTCCTGCTTTCCAGAAACTTCCCTCAAGTGTTCTAGGAACTTGATTATCAGTTGGTGTTGCACATTTCTTAGGATATATTCCTCTATCTTCTGGACGCAAGTCTACATCCCATACTCTAGGATCTTGTTTTAATTCTTCTGCTTGTTCATCTGTCATCCAGTAGTGTGTGTTCCTACTGATAGGACGTTTCATATTTAAACGAAACCCATTGTCCTTCATATCATCATAAAATCCGTCCAAGTCTTCCCTATTATGAAGAGTGACAATATAGATTTTTTCTGACATATTAACTCTCCAATACAACGTATGTAAGTGTTACTGTTATGTTCGCTGTTGATCCTGATTTATTAACTATCTTTGCGTATGTGGTTCCTGTACCAGCAGAGTTAAAACATATTGTGCCAGGTGTAATTAATTGTATTTGGTTACCAGTAGTAATTACTTCAGATAGAACACCAGAACCTGGTAAAGGATCTACATTTATTCCTCTTGATGCATCAGCAGTTCTACTACCAGTATCACTGTATAATGTTACCCATGCAGCATGAGATGTTGATACTTTTAGAAGAGCATATGTTTTGGGAGTTGTAAATGATGTGTTAGATACAGCTTCGTTTGCAATGTTAACTGTTACGACTGCAGTAGTTCTTGATCCTGCAGCAGTTTCCCATGTTACAGATCCTGCACCATCAGTAGTCAAGACCTGTCCACTAGTCCCGTTGGTTGTTGGATAAGTATTGCCACCAGCAGTCAACGCTCCCGTAATTGTTACACCAGTATTAGTAGTGGAAAATTTATAACTTCCACCGTAACTTAAATTAACACCAGAAGTGCCAGGATTTATACTAACACTTGAAAAGTCCTGCATAATGAATGGATGATTACCACCAGCATCACCTCTAAAATAATTTCCACTTGCAGAACTACTCCAATGAAAAGATGCATGTGTTGAAGCACCATTATAAAGATAAAATCCTTGATTACCATTACCAATCTGACATTTAAAACTACCAAGAGTAGTTTCAATTGTTTGAGTTGTTGTGTTACCTCTTCCAGTTACTGTTGCCAGTGTATCTGATTCTCCTGTAATAAACGCAGATAAATCTGGAGGTGTGTATGTAAATCCTCCACTGTTCTGATCATAACTTAATGCTCCACCACCAGAAGAAGAGTTAGTAGTGACACTAAACAATGATCTATTAGTAGCACTCGCACCAGCTCCTGCAGCTGCCCACGATGATCCATTCCATGCGTATGTTATCCCTGCTACAGTGTATGTAAAAGTTCCGTCAGTTGCTTGCCCTCCCGTTGCGGGAAAATTAATTGCCATTGCTCAGTATGCTCCTTATGTTTTATTTATTTTACCAAGTTGTTAGTGCTGCTCTTTTCCAAGTATTAGTTGCAACAGCAATGTATACATAACCAGAATCATATCTAATATCACCCGCAGTACCAGTAGAACTAGCAGTAGCAGGGGCGTTTGAGGATAACGCTGGTGCAAGTGGTGGTGCTACATCAACCCACTGTGAACTATCAACATCTTGATAGTAAATTTTTAGACGTCCACTGTCACTTTCCCACCATAGGTCACCAGCAGATGCTGCTGGAGGTGTGTCACTTATAGTTACACTAGCACCTCCACCACCGCCAACTCCCCATGCTACGTTACCAGCTCCATCACTCGTCAATACCTGACCATTTGTACCATTAACTGTTGGATAGGTCAAACCACCAGCAGTCAACGCTCCTGATACGGTAACTCCATTGGTAGTTGTTTCTAATTTTTTACTTCCTGCTCCTGTTCCCCAGTAAAGTTCAACACTTAAAGCAGCACCATTGTTAACACCATTTTCTAGAACTTTAATAGCATCATAACCACCGTTACTAATATAGATATCGTTGCCACTTTGTATCTTAATATTTTTACCAGTAGATTGAGTTGATAAAAATAAGTCTGAATTATATGCAGTAATTTCTGATTGACCACCGTTCGTATAGGTTTGTTTAAGTTCAAGATTATCAAAACTTACTCCACTCCCTAACCAGATTTTAGCAGAAGCACCACCAGCAGTTTGTTTTTTAAACCAAAGTAAATGGTCAGAATCATCATATGTAATCTTTGGAGCATTTGCTGCATATTCTCCAAAATTTATATCTTTCCCTGTAACAGTATTACCTCTATCAATTACAGATTGTAGTGTATCTGTTTCTGATGTAAGATAGTTTGGTGTCCAGTTAACCCATTGTGTACCACTATATTGTAACAAGTCTCCTGCTGTTTCATTAGTAAGAGTTACACCAGTATGAACTCCTAGTCCATGAACAGGAAGTTGTGTTAGATATCCTTGTGATGCATGGTTACCCCATCCAAATGCTGAGTCCCAGTTAGAACTATTATCTGTAGTTGATGTATAAACTCCAGCACTAGATCTCTTCATCAAACCACTGGTTGTGAAATCAGCATCACGAATAGCATCTCCTAGTGATGTTATGTAACTACTAAGATCTGGTGGAGTATATGTAAATACACCACTACCATTATTGTATACAAGAGTACCTCCTCCTGCTGCTGTTGATGATTGAACAGAAAGATCTGATAGTGAAAGACCTCCTCCACCACCACCTGTTAAATCATTTGCTGCTTTCCATCTTGATGTACCAGAATCCCATTTAAGAACCTGTCCATTTGTAGGTGCAACAGATAGATCTACATCAGATAGATTATCAAGGATTGAATCTTCATTTAATAATTTTTTCCATGCAGTATTGTGTGAATAGTATGCATTACCATCAGTAGTATTCTTTAAAAAGAAACCATCATAAGTTGTAGCAAGAGATGAAGTAATATCTGCTGCTACAAACGCATTACTATATTGTAATTTTGCTGTAAAGTATGCTGGACTTGTACTTGTATTACCTCTACTAACAACTGTCTGTAGAGTATCAGACTCCATAGTTAAGTATCCTACAGAAGCATGATTACCCCAACTGTATGATGTATCCCAGTTAGAAATTTTTGCAGTAGTTACATTAGATGCAGCAGATGCAGAGAATACAGGATCAGTTTCTGTATATGATGTTAAGTATCCTCTAGTAGTTACGTATGTTTCTGTAGCGTATGATGAAAGATCTGGAGGAGTGAATGTAAACTCTCCATTACCACTGTTGTATGATAGAGCAGCAGTTCCTACAGATGCTGTAGTGACACTTGATTGAGGAGGAACTACTGGTTTGTTTAAGATTACAGCAGCACCACTCGAAGCATTCCAATCAGAGTTTACCTGTGCTGCAGGAATAGTTGGTCTATTAGATAAGTCATTATAACTTCCACTAAATGGTGTTACCCATTGCACTGTAGTACCTGTAGTAGACAGGACTTGTCCTGTAGTACCAGACGATCCTGCTGTCTGTATTGGTTTTCCAGCAGGGATATTCAGACCCTCCTTCAGATCTATCGGTGAGTCATCACCGTAATTAGCAATTTCATTTGCAAGAATTTTTGACATACTTCTAGTCCTACAGACACTTTCTCTAAGCTAGAAGTATTTATGTGTATACTAAATTTCCCGCTACGATACTTCTACCTTCTCCCTTATTAGGAGGTACATAATGATCCATATAACCAGGAAATAATATCAACATCCCAGTTATAGGTTTAATTCTTTTGTTACTTGTTCTGAATACAATAGGTGAAGATCCATATGGTGTATTCACGTAGTATACGAATGCCCAATCGTTATGAATATGATTATGATAACTCTGATAGTGTCCATACTGATACACTTGACCCCATAGATCTACCAATTTAGTAGGTCTATCAATTAAACTCTTCGCATAGTCTGCGATAACATTAAACTCTTCTACATCAAAACAATTCCACTGAGTCATCAATGCTCCCTTATCTTCGGTAACACTATTCTCACAAATGACTCTATGAAGATCTGGATTTATGTCCTGTGCGAAAGGATACTTATGTGCTTGTATCTCGTCTATGTCCATCACATTCACAATAAAAAAAGACCATCTGCCCCACTTCTCAGTTGCATCTTAGGTCTTTAAAAAATAAAGAGGGAGGTTGGAATCCTGTATACCAACAAAGAAGGGGCATTACTACAGAGTAAAAACCTTCTTGCCTGAGACCCGACTGGTTGAGTCGGTTCTACTTTCGTAGCAGCACCACCTGTGTCTCATCACCTTAACTAGCGGTTGCCAGTAAGTTTATTCAGTCACTCCCAACGTTGCGTCCAACAAATATACTATAGCATAAAAAAAGAGGGTGTCAACCCTCTTCGTCTCCATCTGTGTTGATTTCAATATCATCCAGTGCATCTAAATCTCCTCCATGTTTAGTAGGAAACTGTATAACATTATCATGTGAACTAATGTCTAGATTAAATTCACTTTCTCTATTATAATACTGCTGTGTATTGTCAGTGAATCTAATAGTGTTATTGACTTGTGATTTTAAGTCACGTAATGCCATTAGCATTTCAAATAGTTCACATAGATGTTGATCTTCTCCCTCTGCGAGAGCATTGATTAGTGCCTTTCTCATTGCTGATTCAGCACGTTCTACGTTTGATTTTACGCTCATGATGTGTAAGGGGATGTAACTGTATCTTTTCTGCCACCATAGGCAGCAACTTCTGGGTCAGGGTCTAACCACTTAGTATATTCGTGGTCTTCTATACAACAATCTAGTTGTGCTTGACTATCTAGCAAGTACATGTCATTGTATCTTCGTGTCCATTCATTGAACTTCTGTATTCTAAAATCTGGATAACCAGTTTTTAGTTTGCCAAACTGTACATACCTGTACGGATAGCGTTCTAAGATCACTTCAAGTTTCATGGTAAAAAGGTGCCAATAAATGCTAATACTATTAGTATAGCACACATTCGTCCTAAGACAACATAATATTTACGAATTGGTGTACCAAAATATTGTTGACCTATCATTAAACATTTATGTGCAGGAGATAATAAGTACCCTGAGTATTCTGTAGCAAGAAACCATGTAAGATATTGAGGACCAAAGATCAACACAAGTGCTGATGTCATTCCTGCATACTTACCTGATGATCCCATGATCCATGCTGCTACCATGGATACAATAGTTACAGGTATAATCATTTCTGGTGTTGCAGATTTAAGATATACCATAACTGGTTCTTTAATCAATCCTACCACACCACCTAGTGCTAAAACTATTGTAGATATAATTGCAAACTGTTTATTAATATACTTGCCCCAGTTCCAATCCTTACATAACCATGCATAGTAACAACACATAGCAGCAAACCAAGGAAAGAATAGGATTGCTCCTGCTTTACCCACACATAACAAGAACCATATTGTTGCTATGAATGGTGCCCAACCTTTTAATGCTCTCTTCCAATCAAAATCTCTGATGTTACTCATGTCAGGTATGACACTTCTAGGATTTACTTTGGTAAAGATATACCACCAAGTGTATCCAATGCATACGAGTAGAAAAGGAAAAGTATAACTTAGCATCTCTCCATAAGTTATACCTAGTGCTGCCATAGGAAGAATGATTGTCTTCTCTAATGGTGACCACCAATAGTAATGATGTGTAGAAAGATAATCTATAATACCAAACTCACTTCTTTTCTTTTTATCAGGTGGTGCAA